TCAGTCGCCCGTTCTGATGTCCGCGACCACCAGCCCCTTGGGCCCATTGGCGAATCGCACCCGCACCGTATCGCCAGGGATCAGATCGTCCAGGCCGCAGCGACGCAGCGTCTCGATATGGACGAAGATATCGCCTGGCTCGCGATCACGCACGACGAATCCGTAGCCCTTGGTGCGATTGAACCATTTGACCAGCGCGGTCTCCAGTTCGTCGTCCGACAGTTCGACCGAGGCGGTTGGCGGTGGCGCGCGACGAACAGGCGGGGCCGAATCTCCATAGCCGAGATCGTGGATCGCCACCGTCTGCCACCCCTTTGGACGTTTGACGCAATCGCAGGTGATCGGCGCACCTTCTTCCGCGTCGCGGCCAAGGTCGCGAAGGCTGCTGATGTGCAGCAGCACGTCGCGCATTTCAGTCAGCGCCGGATCATTGGGAACGATGAAGCCATAGCCCTTTACGGCATCGAACCATTTCACCCGCCCGATGACGCGAACGGTCTGCGCCGTCTCCATCTCGTTGTAGTCAGACAACTTAAGACCCCCGTCCGCGCGTTTAGCGGACTCGGTCTATGTTTAACACCGTTCCGCGAAACTTTGAAAAGCGGAAAATGCACGCGATGGGCGAAGATTAACGTTATTGGTCAATAACGACTAACCACGAACGCGCACGGCGCGGTTCCGCGATGCGGAACATCAGCAATATTGGTCGGTGGAAATTGATCGTCGCCAGAGCCATTCGGCTAGACGATCGGCCTGCCCCGCGTGGCAGTCCCTAGGGGAGGGTCAGAAGCGTCGCCATAAGCGCCTGAACGGGCTGTAAAATACCGGATTTGCTAGACTTTTCTCTCCATACGTGTAAAAGGCCGTAGAAGGAACCGTAGAAAAGAGACGTCCCGGCGAGGGTGTTTTTGGTAGGAGTTGCTCGATGGCGTCGAGGTCGAAACGGACAACGCGGAAGCTCAATCCGGGTGTCTATGCCAGACCTGACGGCAACCTACAGGCTCACATGGCAATCCCTGCCGACGTAAGGTTCGCGTTCGGCGGAAAGTCGAAAATCGTCAGGTCGCTTGGCACCTCCGACCCGGCGCAAGCTAATCGAATGCACGCACAACTCGTGACGAAGCAGGAAGCGGCCTACGATTTGATCCGGAAGGGAACCGCGTCGTCGGCGTTCGAAGCGTTCGCGCGTCGCCTTCACGAAAGCCAACTCGACTACATCGACGAACAAAACGATCTCGTCTCGTTCAACGGATATGCGTCGAACCCCTTTCTTCAGCAGACGTTCGGCCAACGGCTCAACAGCGCCGACCCTGAAGAGTTAGCCGCGACGGTCGGCTGGGCCGCTGATTGGTTCTTTGCCGAACAGACGGGCGTCGATCCCGCCAACCTGTCCGCCGAGTTGCGAGCTTCGCCCGCTTACCGTCAGGTCATGCGGGAATGCGCGGAGGTTCTGAAAGACTCATTCCGCGCAGGCCGTGAAGCGATGGAAGGCCGCACAGTCTCCCCTCCCCGCTACCCGGCCTTGCGGGCCAAGCCGAAGGAGTCGGAAGACGGCAACCGGGCGAAAAATGATCGAGGCGAGATGTCGATCATGGACTACCACGAGAAGATTTATATCCCGGCGAATATCGAGAAGATTGAATCAAATACGCTCAAGGTGAAAAGGCAATCAATCGCTCTGTTTGCGGAGCTTATCGGCAATCGCCCTGTGTTCATGGTAACACGCGCGGACGTGAAGGATTTCCAAAACGACCTGCTATTTCTGCCTGATCAAAGAACAATCCCCGCAAAACTGAAAGACAAGTCTCTTCGCGAGATCGTCAACTTGCAGAAGGCCGGGAGCATCACACTGAAGCGGCCCGCTGCTGGAACGGTAAACAAGCACGTCTCGAACGTGAAGGTTGTTCTTAAGGCGGCGCATGAAGCGGGGCATATGCGGATCAATCCAGCGGTGGACATGATGAATGTCACACCGACAGCCAGCAACCCGAGAACCGAGAAGCGGGCGTTCACCCGGATCGAGCTTCAGCAGATTTTTGCCTTGCCGATGTTTGCTGGATGCGCCGGGGATACCGAACGCGGACGCTTCCAGCCCGGCCCCGTCAAGATACGCGACGAGCGCTTTTGGATACCCGTCTTGCTCTTCCTGACCGGCGCACGAGCTGATGAAGTAGCGGGCTTGGAAAAGGCAGACATCAAGTTCCAGAACGGTCAAGCGCGCCTAGTCTTTAGATTCACAGCGCTGCGACGCCTCAAGAACCGCGACTCCGAGCGGGTCATCCCTCTTCACCCTTGGGCGCTCGACCTGGGCTTTGAGGCGTATGTAAATGGCCTCCCTTCGGAAACGATATATCTATTTCCGGAGATCGTCGCGGAGGCGAGTAAGGGCGACGTGGGCAAGCTGACAGAAGAGACGCTGAACGGGACATCGGTCTTCCGCCAGTTCAATCGCACCCACCTTCGTTACATCGGCTTGCACGACGATCCCGCTGTATCGCTGCACTCGTTCCGGCACACCTTCGAAGAGGGCATGACGGGCCACGACATTCCCGAAGAAGTCATGTTTAGATTGACGGGTCGATCCGTAAACGGAAGTCGTCGGACTTACACCAAGAGCTTACCGCACGATGAAGAAGGGCGGGATGATCGCGCGGTTAAGTTCCGACCTCACGTCGAGAAGATTGATTTTGGTGGAGTGAATATTTCCCACCTGAAAGTCTAATCATGCTGTGATATAATGGTCACCATGTCTTATTCTGCGATGGTGACTCGATGGAAGAATGGTTCTAGCGGATTCTTCAACTTTCTTGATGATGTGAAGCCCGTCGTCCGGTCGTCAAAGGGCGGGTTCATCCCCTTCATCCCCGGCCCGCGCGAACGGGCCGAAATCGTCAAAGCTCTCGACGGCGATCATTCGACTGTCGTGTTCTCGTGGCCCCGAAGGCACGGCAAGACGGCCACCAGCGTCATGATCATCCTGTGGCGCTTCCTGACCCGGCGCACCGAAAATATCGCCATCGTCGCCAACTCGGAAAAGCAAGTCGTGGACACGGCGTTCCGGGCGTTGCGCGAGGCGTTCGACAACACGCCCATGCTGAAGGCCCTTGCGAGCGCCGGAACCGTCGTGGTCGGCGTCGACACGATCCTCTTCCCCGCAACGTCGTCCGTCATCCAAGCCTACAGTTCGAACCCGTCCGCTTTGTGGGGGAAGAAGCTGACCGCAGCCCAACTCAGCGAACTCCATGCTTCAAAGGGTTCCGCCGTCCTAGAGGTGCTGACCGGCTCTCTCTTGGATAGCGAGGGGTCGATGATGCTGATCGACTCGACGGTCGGCCCCATGTCCTCGCCGCTGTATGACCTCTATCAGGCGCACGTCGCTGGCGACGATCCGAGCCTGTTCTTCTCGCACATCCAATACGCAGACCTCGACGACGCTTGCGCGAATGGGCCGTCATGGATTGACCCTGTGAAGCTACGCGCGGCGTCCAGGCGGATGCTCCCTTCGACCTTCAACCTTATGCACCTGAATCGCTGGGGCGATGCTTCCGGGTTGCTGATAGACGCCGACACCCTCTCGAAATGCACAGAGGTCAGTTACCTCGCTGATCCCAAGGCTATCGCAGCAGGGGCAAGCTACGTCGTCAGCGGCGGGCTAGACCGCGCATTCGGCGGGTCGAAGCACGGCGACAGCACTATCACGACAGCCATCGCCATGACCGTTCAGGACGACGAAGAGCACTATTACGTGCTCGACAGCGACGCCGTTCTTTTCTCGCGGCTAGGCGGCATCAAGGCTAACTTCCGGCGCTATCACAAAGAGTGGGGCATGAGCCGGTGCGGCCTCGAAACCTACGGCGCACAGGACGTATATGACTGGGCGCAATCGGAGCCATTTGCTGACGGGACGGAACTCTTCACCCCGTCTCGCAAGGCGCAGTATCAAGCCTTCACGTTGATGGCGACCGCCGCCGCAGAGGGTCGCCTTCACATTGACCCGCGCTTCACCCGCTTGATCGACGAGCTGCGAACATTTGAAGTCGTGGACGACGGCAAGGAGACGGTCGGCAACGAGGCCATTCCCAAGTTCGGCCACCCGCGAGGGAAGCATGATGACGCGGTGTATTCGCTGGCATGGGCGATGTTCGCCACGCGGGAGATCACTCTGAACCCGTATGAACTTTCCGGGGTCAGATGCACCGACACCGGCCCCGCTCGCCATATGTGCGCCCTGAACGGAGGCGCGGTCATTCCCATGTGCGCGCGATCCTGTCGATCCATGCGGCGCGCCTTCGACCTCTTTGACCAGTATGCAGCCCGTAGCCCTCGCAATAACCTTCCAATCGAAGGCTTCATCATCGACAAGTTAAAAAACGTCGGAAGCCATACGATAGCTCGATGATTTCCTGTTGCAGGAAAACAACAGTGTATGCTATACTTATGTCATGTTGGGATTTAGCGATGAAAGGAAATCGTTCCTAGATTTGGTTCGGAAATCGGAGACGCGAAAACTACGCGCTGCCGAAGCTCTGGCCTTCTTCGACGACAAACAAGACGAAACGACTGCGATGCTGATCAAGCGTCGCTTCGCTAACCCGGAGTCCTTCCGGGTGTTTCAGGTTAATATCGTCAAGAAAATCGTTTCCCGTCGCGCCACAGCCTATCAGACACCCCCGGTTCGCACATTCGAGGGGTGGGATCAGGCAGCAGCCACGGAGCTGTATCAAAACGCGAACATCGACGCCGTTCTGAAACGGGCGTCCAAGCTGACAAAGCTGCTCAAGACGACCACCTTGCAAGTCGTGTGGACCGAACCACACGGCCTTCAAGTGCGTGTCCTCACGCCCAATATCCTCGATGCGGAGTGGACCGACCCGGAGCATCCCGAGCGGATGGTTGTCACTCACGCCGCTAGCGATCCAGCCAAGACCACCTATGCCGATTGGTCGGCGACGACCTATCAGCGTCGCAACGCCAACGGCCATCCCATTCCGACGCCCGGCAACGCCAGCAACGTGAACCCCTACGGTGTCCTGCCCTTCGTCCCGCTGTTCGACCGCCTACCCGATGCCGATTTCTTCCTTCCGGGCGGCGACGACCTCATGGGCGCTCAAAAGGCGCTGAACGTCGGCCTGACGAACCTGTGGCGGGCGGTTGAACTGCAAAGTCATGGTCAGGCCGTCGCCAAGGGCCTCCCGATTGGCGACCCGATCCAGACTGGCCCGGATAAGGTGATCTTGCTCCCGAAAGATGGCGAGTTCGCCTACGCCGCCCCGAACACGCCCATCCCCGACATTCTCGAAGCCCTAGAGTTCTTGATGCGCTCCACGGCTTCGACGAACGACTGCACCGCCGACGTTCTCGACCTGTCGAAAACAGCGGAATCAGGTTCCGCCCGAGAAGCACAGCGGATCGACCTCAAGGAAGCCCGTCTCGACGATATCGCGCTATGGCGTGGATACGAGCGCCGCCTGTTCGAGGTCATCAAGCGCGTCGTCAACACCCACCGCCCCGGCACTATCCCGGAGGCTGCTACCATCCGGGCCGACTTCACCGAGCTTCAGGATAACCTCACTGAATCCGAAGTCCTCGCCAATCTGAAGGAGCGGGCCGAACTCGGTATTTCGTCCCCAGTGGATGCGCTCATGACGCTCAACCCGGATGGTTACGCTACTCGCGAAGACGCCTACCGCGCGCTGCTTTCTCGTAAACAAGAGACGGAAGAACTGACGCTAGGGCTTTGAAAGGAAAACACATGACTGAAACGACTGAAAGCTCGCCTATCGACCTCACGGAAGACCTGGCTCAACTGAAAGCCGAGCTTAAGACGCTTCGCGAACAGACCGACACCATGCGCGCCGACAACGATGTGGACGGCCTGATCGGCAATCTGACAGCGCTGATCCCCGAGGCAGACCGCGCCGCCCTCCCGACCGAGGGGACCGCCTTCAATCGCCTGTTCGCTCACGTCACCGCCGCGTTGAAAGCGGCCAAGACACCCGCCGTCCCCACAACGGACACGACCCGTCCTCCGACCACTCCCGGCCCGGACGACTTCACCAAACTGCCCGCTCACGCCCGAATGGCACTCGGCTACGCCCAAGCCTAACCGCGCCTTCCACCAACACCCACCGCTGGCCGCGCCAGCAGAAAGGATTTTCAAGTCTATAAATATGCTGACTCAAGTCGAATGGAGCAAACTAAACCCGAACCCCCTGCAATCTGGCGTCGTTGAAGTCTTCGCTCGCGAAAACCCCGTCATCGCGCTCATGCCCTTCGCCAACGTGGCAGGCAACGCCTACACCTACAACGTCGAGGATACCCTTCCCGGCGTTGAGTTCCGTGGATACAACGAAGGCTATTCGGAAAGCACGGGCGTCATTAACCCGCAGACCGAACGCCTGACGATCATCGGCGGCGATAGCGACTTTGACGTTGCTCAAATCGCTCAACAAACCGGCGACAACGACACTCGCGCTATCCATGACGCCATGAAGGCCAAAGCCATGTCGCTGAAGTGGCTGCAAACCTTCTTCGACGGCGACACCGCCACCAATCCCAAGGCGTTCGACGGCATTAAGAAGCGTCTGACCGGCAACCAGATTATCAGCGCCGGCACGAACGGCGGGGCATTGAACCTCGCCATGCTCGATGAACTTGTGGACGCCGTTCAAGGTCAGCCATCGGCCATCTTCGCCCGGAAGTCCGTGATCCGCGCCTATCGGAACGCCTTGCGCGCTTCGGGCGGCACCACGCCCGAGTCGATCATGATCCCGAACTTTGGCCGTCCGGTCCTAGCGCATAATGGCGTTCCGATTCTGCCTATCGAACTGGACACGAACGGAAATGAAATCCTGACCGGCGACGAGAGCCACGGGACGAACAACAAGACGACTTCGGCCTACGCCATCCGCTTCGACCTGGACGCCTGTCATGGGATTCAGACGGCTCCGATCAGCGTCCGCGACCTTGGCGAGGTGGACGACAAGCCCGCCTATCGGACCCGCACCGAATGGTATTCCGGCATCGTTCTGAAATCCGGTCGATGCGCCGCCCGCCTCAAGGGCCTGACGAACGTCTGACCCGCACCCCAAACGTCACCGGGTCTCCTTTCTCTCCCCGGTGACGACGGACGCCCTCTCGTAACTCAGCAAAGGCACGAGAGGGCGTCCCCACACGGCGACCGCGCCCAACACGCGAGACGCCGACAAAGCAGGCGGGCCGGGATTCGCAGCCCCGGTCCGCCTTCGCTGACTCTGGAACCCGCAGCATGGAATATTACACCGACGATCTATCCCCCGAAGACAGCCTGATCACGCTAGAGGCCGCAGACGCCATCCTCGCGACAAGCCTTCATGGCCGCGAATGGACAGCCCGCGCCCAAGCCGACAAACAAGCCGCTTTCGACGACCCCGAACTTTCCCCGCAACGCGCCGACGATAAGGCCGCCCTGATCGACGCCAGCGCCGTGATGGTCGCTCAACCGTGGAAGGGCCGCAAAGCCTCTCCGGAGCAGACACAGCCATTCCCCCGCATCGCCGTCCGCCTCGACACCGGAGAAGCGGTAATCGGCGTTCCCGCCCCCATCCAGCGCGCCACGGCATTGCTGGCCGCCCATCTGTCCCGACGCGCGGATATGCCGATCACCGCCGAAACGATGGTCAGCTACGCCATCGGAGAGACAAGCGGCATCTTCCGTGCGCCGTCCCTCGACGAACTGCCCCGCCACGTCCGCCAACTGATCACACCATACCTGAACGCCGGATCGGGCTGGACGGCGGTGCGCGCATGAGCGTCCCCGACCACTTCGACCAGCAACACGCTACCTTCACCGGAGAGTTCCTAGACGCGCTCAAGAAGGCTTACGGCGACGCAATGGATGCCGTCGATATCAACGCCTTGATTGCGGCTCTTGAAGCTGGCGACGAAGCCGCTCTAGCCAAGGCGCTGAACCTCGACGAGGGCCTACACTCTGGCCTCGCGGTGGCGTTCAGCAACGGGCTTTTCTATGCGCTGCTAGGCAACATCGTCATCGCCATGAAGGCGTTCGCGACCCGTCATCGGTCACAGACAAGTCCCCAAGCAGAGGTGGACCGGCTTCGGGCCGACATAGAACGGAACATCCTTCAACCGATGGCCCGCCGTTCCTACGAAGCGGTCACGACGGCACACCGCGAACTGCTCAAAGGAGACATGACGGCCCGCGCAAAGGCGGAACTGATCATCCGATCAATCGCAATGGCCCCGGATCAGGCCCGATCAGCAGCCCATTTCGCCCGCGCCCTTCACGAAGCCATGACATCCAAGGACAAGACCGTTCAGGACGGCAAAACCTATGTCACACAGCCCACGGCCAAGCTGATCATCCAAAGGCACATGAAGCACCTGAACGCCGCCCAGCGATCAGCCCTCCGCACGGCCTTCGGCAACGGCATGACCGCCGAGGCCAACACTGGCCTGATCCAGCGCCATGACAACGCCCTGATCAACTACCGGCAATCGGTGATCGCCCGACAAGAGGCGACGCGAGCAATCCATGTCGGTGAATACCTGGCTTTCAAACAGGGCAAGGCGAACCGATCCATCCCACGGGACGCCCGCCGATACTGGAAGACCAGAGGGGATGAGCGGGTTCGCCATGATCACCGGATGGTCATGGCGATGAACCCGAACGGCATAGACGTAGGACAGGCTTTCCAAACGCCTCTAGGTCCGGTCATGCACCCGCCGCTTGAGGTGAACTGTAGGTGCAGGATCGTGGTCAGACGGCCATCTGATCCTGACGACGAATAGCCATTCAACGCCGGATGGCGGGATGCGGATGTGAGTGGTGATGGTGCGGTTTCAAAGTTTTTGGGACCGGCCCCCTACCTACCCGCCGCTCCGACCCATCCCCGTCAATCGGCACACGACGCAAATACCCACACAGAAAGGAGGGTTATTAGGTGAACCAGTCAAATAGACATATCGAAACGGCGGACCTATCCGCAGTCTTCAACCTCGAAATCGCAGGACAGAAGGTGGATGGCCGCACGGTCGCGGCCCGATCTTTCCGGATGATCGCCGGGGACTTGATGGATCAGCTTGCCCGCCAGCCGAAACCATCGGAGGCCGTGATGATCCGACAGGCCGCGACCCTAGCCTTCCTCTGCGACCGCGACACCGCCTGTCTGATCGCCGGGGAAAAGTTCGACGAAGAGAACTACCGGCGCAACACACAGGCCCTAGGTGCGGTGCTGATCAAGCTCGGCATGGCCGCGAAGAGTCGGGATGTGACGAAGGGTGGATCGAAGGGCGGCGACCCTTTCGCCGACGCCATCAACGCGACATACCGGGAAGGTTGAAACATTCCAGCATCTGCTTAGGTTGATCACAACTTACAGGAGACAAGTATGAAACTTCGGTTCGCGCTTAGCGGCTCTATCGTTTTCGAGACGGAGGCGGATTGCGTTCCCCCCGTGGGATCGCGTGTTTCATTCGTGATGCAGACCTACAAGAAGGGAATGGAGGCGGGGACACTTGTCACCGCTACCGTCACCGAAGACATCGAGCCGTTCTTCGCCTTCGGTGATGAGGGCGTGGAGGTCACTCTGGATGTCGATCACTTCGTCACCGCCAGCGAGTCAGACTTAGCGCAAAAGGTGTAAGTTTCGCGCTATGGCTCAAAACATATCTAGACTCGGGTTATGAGCCAATATATGAGCTAGGGATATCGACGCCCTAACTTTTGAGCCACTCATGCACCGCATTGCCTATTTCCGGGTCAGCACCGGGGATCAAAGCATTGAAGCCCAGCGCGCGGCGATGCCCGGTCCATTCGACAAAGTGTTCGAAGACGAGGGCGTCAGCGGCGCAATGCTCGCCGCATCCCGTCCCGGCTTTGCCGAACTGTTGGCCCACGTCAGACCCGGCGACACGGTGTATGTCTATGCCGTTGATCGTCTAGGCCGCGATGCGCTGGACGTTCAGGCCACCGTTCGCCGCTTGATCAATGCCGGTGTAACCGTGGACGTTCGCGGTCTAGGCCCCATCGGGAAAGGCGTAGGAGAGTTGATCCTAGCCGTTCTAGCCCAGGTCGCGGACATGGAGCGCCAGCGGATAGCCGAACGCACAGCGGCGGGCCGGAAGGCGGCTAGAGCATCCCTAGCAGCCACAGGTAGGACGCACCGTGGCAAGACAAGCCTTGGACGACCCAAAGCCCAAGAGAGTGACGACGTGGTGACTTGGAGAAGGATGAACCAAGCCAGTATAAAAGACACAGCCATTCACTTTAAGCTTTCACCGGCTACGGTGAAGCGGTATTGTGCAATGGACAAGACAGGAGACGACGAGAGAATATTACTCGATCAATAAATGATAGCTTGCTAGCTTTATAGCGACCTCCTTTTTCTAGCATGATAGCAGGGGGGCCACCCCACTCCAGACGTGGATGCCGCTCCGTCTAGGGCCGCATTATTTGTCAGCTATCCGTCTCAGCGCTGCCCCCACCCAATACACGGACGGATATATTCCAACGTCTTTGGCGTGCGGGCTGAAAAATCGCTAGTTGATCGCCCAGGCCAAATGTTAGCCCTGCTGAACCTTTGTGATTCACAGGACCATCATGCTTCTCGCCGCCGCCGCCCTGATCACCCTGCATTGCACAGCCGCCGTCAGGGACAACACAAACTTGGGAATGGTTATGTTTTCGGCGACTGTCGATTACGAACGAAGGTATGCTTACGTTGCCGACGTTGGAAACATGACGGCGACCGTTTACCAAGACAAGTTCGAGTCGACCGAACTGGACGTGACGCCCACTTCAATACGCTTCCCACGCCAAGACCTTGGGGTGGCGGTCCTAGACCGAGCATCCATAGATCGGACTTCAGGTCGTCTTCATATGCTCTTCAGGTCGCCGCTGTTTATCGACGCCGATGGATATCGCTCCGGATTGCGTGTGTTGGACGGCACTTGCGTTCCCGGCCCGCTCGTTCAGCCGCCTACCCCGGCGTTCTAATACCATCCACGCACTAAGCGGCCAGTCCCGCTCCGCTCTGTGAGCGGACGGGCTGGTCGTCGTTGCGTCGGCGGCTTAGATAATCAGATAAAATCGCCATACAGGCGCTTGAAGGCCCCACCCTTGCGTGGGGTCCAGAATCCCCGAGAAGGCGCTCCACGGCCCGGAAATCGGCCTTCCTGTGGATTTCTAGCGCCTCACGCCGCTTAGCCGAAGCCCAATCAAGCAAACCGATAAGATATTTGACCCACCTAAGGGCCGTGCGAACCTGTCAGGCGAATAATCGCCGGGCCTAGGTCGAGGTTCGGAAAGCTGAAGGGATTAGACCCGGAGACGGTTTGTTTGGCGGAAACAACACCGGGAGGAGTTCTTGACACGCACCCCTCGCCCCACGAAGTCTTTTTTCTATGAAATTGAATCTTAGATTCTGAATCTTTCTAAGAATCTATATGGCTCGTATCTTCATTCGCTCCGCTCATTCAGATACTCGCGGGAAAAGGGGGTCGTGTCAAGATGAAATCGTCCGGGGCGGTTCAAAAAATCGAGTCCTGTCCCGGTAATCGGGACAAGATCGCAAGCATGAGGATCGCCCTCGGATCGAGTTGGGCCTGTCTCTATTTCGAGACAGAGACTAGCATTATAGCAATGTAGCAAGAGCGGTTCCCGTCGAAGAAATGGACTCGCTTTGACGGTCCCGTTGTTATACAATGGTGAAATGCAACCAACCACAGAGGCTTTGCCGACCGCCACCACCCCGAAATCCCGCCATATGCGGATCAACGACGCGACCCACCGGATGCTCGACTTCCTGTCGATCATGCGCGGAGAGCCGAAAGGCTTGATGCTCTACCGACTGCTCCGGGAGGAGCTGAAGGTCTATCAGGAGGAGACGGCGTGGAGTCCTGCCCCGCCTCCCTTCGTGATCAAGCCGACCTTCGCGAAGGTCGGAAACGCCGTCCTTCTATACAACCCCTTCATCGACGCCGCCGTCCTGACCGGCAAAGAAGCCGTCGCGCTCGCAGACGCAATCACCGCATCGCTTGAAGGCCGTTCGGTCTCGACCTTCCAGATCGTGACCGAGGAACACGGCCACACCATCCGGCTTAAGCCCGCTGGTCGCCGCATCCACCTGATCGTCAACGACACCGACTTCCCGATGGCCCTTCCGGTCGCGCGGGATGTCGCCGCCGCGCTGGACTCCGCCAGCGTCCACGCCACCGAACCCACGGCGGCCCCGACCGTCCACTGATGGGCGCGCTTCGCATTCCGGCTTCGGACCTCGCGGCATGGGCCGAGGACATGGGCGCGACCCATTTCCTCACCCTGACGGCGGGCTGTTATCCCGAACGAGCATTCGACCCGGATGTCAGCTTTCGGCCTGACCTTGCTCGCCTTGCTCGCAGGATTGGCCGAGAGCTTTGCGGCCTTCCACGCCGGAAAGACCCGAAACCGGATGACCTCCCGGCGTTCGCGGCGTTCTACGAGCCGACGACGGGATCAGGGACGCCCTACCCCCACATCCACGGATGGATCAGCCTGACGGGGAACGAGGAAGAGCATCTGCGCGCGATCCTCCGAACCTATTGGGGCCAGGACAGCACCCCGGAGATCACCTCGCCCTTCCTCCGACATTATCCTTCGCGCCGTCGCGCACCGAAGGCCGTTTGCCGTAACCCGACATGGGAACCGACGTTCGACCTAGAGGCGATCCGATCCAGCGGCGCGGCGATCTACAGCGGCAAGGGCTACACCCGAACCGGCATGATCTACGATTGGGGAACGATCCTCAACAGCACCTGACAGCAAACGACGACACCACGCCACGACCACAAGCCAACACGACAACACGATCAAACGTATAGCCCTCCGGAGGTAGCCGCATCGGCCCGGAGGCTGGGAAGCAAGAAGTCAGTCTTCGGCCCCCACGACCAAGCCCGCAGCGCCCGCCTAGTAACGAAAGAGGCCCCGCCGCACGTCAGCATTGAAATCCGGCATTGGGGGACGCTCCGGAGCCGGATTCATAATCATGCCTACCAATCAGAAGACATCACCAATCAGAACAAGCTCAATCCGAGCGACTCAACAATCCAAGTGAATGATCAATCAGAAGACATCATCATTCCGTCTAAAATAATCATCCAGAAATCCGATTAACAATCCGCACAGTCAAATATCCTGATCTAGATATTCCTCCCTCAACAACGCATCCGATTCGTCGGATCAATGCATCGGGGGATGTATGCAAGACCACCACGCCGAACTGATCGACCTCGACCTTTTCTGCGAGATTGAAGCCGAAGCCACGATCATCGAGACTATCCGCGATGGCGAGCTATTCCTCGTCTTTCTCAAACACCCGGTGCGAGGCTTCCTGACCGGCGTACAGGCCGGAAACGCCGTCCTGTTGGTTCGAGGCGGCTACGCAGACCTCCGGGAGCGGGCTTTCAGGCTTTGTGGCGATATCCTGCCAGAGACGCCTTGACCATTTGGGGTCGCTAGGCAAACAACCCAATCGGGCTTGCACAGGGGATTTCATGCGTTTTGCGATCATCGTCGCCGCTTCGGCTTTGCTCATGGCTGGGCCATCATTCAGTCAGTCGAGGAACTGGAACACGGATTGGTTCGACGTAACCCAGCACGACACATCTTGCGGCATGTCCTCGTCGTTCAACTTCGATGGTCGCCCGGACGTGAACTTAGACATCCTCTATGGTGGTGAGAGCAGCGGCATCCTGGCGGTGACAAGCTCCGGATGGAGCGCGGTCGAGGGGGCTGAATATGACGACCTCAGCTTCCTGCTGGTGAACCCTGACAGAGATTTTGGCGGAGGCGTCGCGACCGGCGTTGTCCTCAGCTACATCTACAAGGGTTTCAAGATCAGTTTCCCGACCGACTTCCTCGATGCCCTCGCAGCGGCTTCATCGATGATCGTGACGAAGGGTAAGGGCGATGATCAGGTGATCCTCACCCACATCAATCTCCGGGGTTCGGGGGCGGCTGTTGCTTCACTTCGTCGGTGCGCGGAACACGTTCAGCGGTCAAATGCCGCCCAAGCTCGCCGCGAGCAGCGATGGGACCACATCAGCCGTGATCCCTTCGCAACCCAGCCGACGAGCGAGGAGCCGAAGAACCCCTAGAACGGCTCGGCTTCGCCTTGGGCTTCGTCCCCTGATGACAGAGGGGTATCTTGAAACAGGTTGTAGTGGATGCGCTGGATCGCCTTGCTGAACCTCGCCGCCTTGATAGCTATCCGCTCAAGCTGGCCCGCGTAATACGGCGTGTCCCGGTGGACGATCTCGCCGTTCGAGATAACGATTTCATCGAAGCGGGCTATTCCGGGAAGGACGCTCATGTCCGCATGAGCCATCTGGTTTCGAATATCCCGGCCCTGATCGAACCGATCAAGGATCGCTAAGCCCAAGGATCGCCTTGCTGAAAGAGGGCCTTGCGTATCCAGCACCCTGCGAAGGAACTTGATCCTTGATGCCGGGGTGAATGGCGGCTTCTCTGCAATGTCGCGATACTCCGGTTCATGCGAACAGCGGATCGCCAGATAGGTCAGCTTCTGCTCAATGTGGCTGTAGCTCCATAAGATAGAGGCGCGAAGCATCAGCGCCCTCGCCAAGTCCTGATCCGGCGTCCACGGGCTGATGACAGCCCGCCATTCCTTTGGCACGAGGTTCGGCTTTAGCGGTGATGGGTTCATTTAACGATTAGAGCCTGTCTCAATCCATGGGTCGAGGCGTTCCCCAAAACGGGTTATCGCTATTCACCTTCGCCTCCCCGAATAGAACTGATTCATGCGCCACACTTCCGAACTAGACCCCATTGATGTCCGTATCGGGCAAGCTGTGACGGCCCGAAGGGTCCAGCAAGGTCGGACCCAGGCCCAGCTTGGGACAGCAGTCGGCGTGACCTTCCAGCAAATCCAAAAATACGAGAAAGGCATCAATCGAATATCGGCGGCCACGCTTGCGCGCATGGCGAGCTATCTCGATTGCCCCGTGGCCAACCTTTTCGGGGAAACTGAGCCAAACGCCAAGACGGCCTACGCACGGGCGGTCCTCAAGGAGTGGGAGAAGCTACGCCCGGATCAGGCAGAAGCGATTCTTCGGGTCGTGAAGATGCTCAATCAGGGCCAGGTCGAAACCTGATTCAAATCGGGCAAATCGGTGCCGAATCCGCGTTCTCTGACTCGCTTTTTCAGCAGTCAGAAAGTCGAGTAAATATGCGTAGAAAATACCGTAGAAAACATTGCCCCGATGGGGTCTTAAGCAGTTGTTTTCTAACGGTTTCCCGGCGCTGGCAGTCCCTAGGGGAGTCGAACCCCTCTTTTCAGGTTGAAAACCTGACGTCCTAACCGATAGACGAAGGGACCGCTGCGCGGGAGAGCCGGCGATATAGCCGCGCCCTCGAAACGGTGCAAGCGTGGATTTTCAGTTTTTTGGGCGCGTTCAGATCATCCGGGGATCGGACACATCCTCGATCTCGAACTGCACGCCCTTACGGCCATTCCAGTCGTCGGCCTTCAGCCGACCAACGACGCTCAGCCCCCCCTGCCCCGCCAGAAGCGCCTGGCCGGTCGGCAGATCGGCGCAGCGCCAGGCGATGGCCCGAACCGAGGCGCCATCCGGCCCGACCAGCCGGCACCGCACATGGCCGCCGTTCATCGCAATCGGCTCACGCGCCTGAACGCCGTTGAGCGCGAATGTAGGTTCGGGATTGGCGGGACCGAAGGGCGCCAGGCGCTCAAACGATTCGAACAAGTCGCGCGTCGCGGCGGACGGATCGATCAGGGCGTCGATCTCCAACACATCCTGAGCGACCGCCTCGACACGTTCCTGCGCCAGCCGGTCGTTTAAAAAGGCGTTCAGTTCCGCCAGACGCGCGCCGTCCATCGTCAGACCTGCCGCCATCGCGTGCCCGCCGCCGGCGATCAGGACGCCGTTTTCCCATGCCGCCTGGATCGCGCGCCCCAGGTTCATGCCAGGCTGGGACCGTCCTGAACCCTTGCCGATGCCGGTGATGGGATCGATGCCGATGACGATGACGGGCTTGCGCCAGCGTTCGCGCAATCGACCCGCGACGATGCCGACCACGCCGGGATGCCAGTCGTCGCCGGCCACCACGACCACGGCGCTGTCGTCGGCGTGAGCGCCCGTCGCCTCGACGCGACGCACGGCGGCCTCCGTCACCATCCGCTCCACCTCGCGCCGCGACACGTTCAGGGCGTCCAGTTCGATGGCCAGGGCCTCGGCTTCTCTGGGGTCGTCGGTCGACAGCAGGCGTGCGCCCAGGTCCGAACGACCGATCCGCCCGCCCGCATTGATTCGCGGTCCCAAAATGAAGCCCGCGTGATTGCTCTTGGCAGGCCCCGGTTCGGCCCCCGCGGCCGCCAGCAGGGCGCGCAGACCCGGATTGCGCCAGTCGCTCATCACCTTCAGCCCCAGGCCCGTCAGGGCGCGGTTGAAGCCGGTCAGGCCGGTGACGTCGCAGATCGCGCCCAGGGCGGCCAGGTCCAACCACTGTCGGATGTCGGGCTCGGACCTGTTTGCAAACAGGCCGCGCCTGCGCGCCTCGCGGTTCAGGGCGGCCAGAAGCACGAAGACCACGCCCGCCGCCGCCAGGTTGCCTTGGCCAGAGTTGCAGCCCGGCCGGTTGGGATTGACGACAGCCAAAGCCGTCGGCGGTTCGCTGCGCATCATGTGGTGGTCGATCACCACGACGTTCAAAGCGATGGTGGCGGCATGGGCCAAGGCTTCGTTCGCCGCCGCGCCGCAGTCTACGGTGATGACCAGATCTGCGCCCGACGCCTTCAGGGTGTCGAAGGCCTTGGCGCTGGGGCCGTAACCTTCGGTCAGGCGATCGGGAACATAGATGGGCAGTTCGTGGCCCATGGCCCGGAACCAGCGCACCAGAAGGGCGGCGCTGGAGGCGCCGTCGACGTCATAGTCGGCAAAGACATGGATGCTCGCCTGGGCCTGGAGCGCGTCCAGAATGGCTTCGGCCGCCGCGTCCATGTCCATGAAGCTGGACGGATCGGGAAACAGGGCCCGCAGGGTCGGCGTCAGAAAGTCCGCACCCTGATCCGCCCGCACGCCGCGCGACGCCAGGGCGCGGGCCAGAACTTCTTCCAGGCCCAGGGTCTGCATGTGGGCGCGCACGACCGCCGCGTCGGCCAGCCTCTGTCGCCAGGCGCGGCCGGACAGGGATCGGGACACGCCCAGAAAGGCGTTCAGTGTTTTTGCCGCGCTGTCGTCAGCCAT